AATTCTTGATTTGATAATGGTTCAATTTTTATTTGTATTGGTTCAATTGCTTTGTTTGCCATTTCACTTATTTGTGAAGTGACATTTTCAATCCCTTTTTGTGATGGTGCTTGTATTGCAATTGCGGTTGATTTTTTTGTTGTTGGACCAGCAGTAGTTGTTCCAGTTTTTTTGTCATCTTTATCTGCAAGGGTAAACGCTGAAACTTGTTCTTTGACTTTTTTTAATGTTTCACCAAATGACTTAATTTCTTTTGTTGCTTGTTTTGGTTTAAGTTTAAACTGATCAAAAAACGCATCAATTCCCATATCAATGCCAAATTTACCAGCTAACCACGACAACCCTTTTGCAATGCCTTTAATTTTATCAATTGCAGAGTTTGCAATCCTTACCCATAAATTATAAAAGAAGTCTGCAAACGCTTCAAAATTATCTCTTACATATAATATAATTGCAACTAATCCACCAATTGCAACAATGATTCCAGTTATTATCAAAATGATTGGATTTGCTGCTAAAAATGCAAATGCAGTTGTCAAACCACCAACCGCCAAAATTAATGGACCAATGACCGCCAATAAAGCACCAACAACAACAATCACCTTTTTAATATTTGGATTGATGTTTGCAAACATTAAAGCTAATCCGCCCAAGAAATCTGCAACCTTTCCAATTGCTGGAGCCATGACTTCACCAAATTCAATTGCGAGTCCTTCGGTTGCTGATTTTAAACGCATCATTGAACCCTCAAGTGTTTGGTCCATAATTGCTGCCATTGCTTGTGCAGAACCTTCAGAATTTAACAATTCACTATTTAAACCAACAATTGCTTCTTGATTACTTGCAAGAATAGATGCAACCGCTGCACCACGTTTTCCAAACAATTCCATTGCAGTAGCATTGGCATTGGTTGAATTATTTATTTGTGCCATTGCATCCTCGAATGACATTCCTTGTTTCGCAAGTTCTAAAAAGATGTTTCTCAATGCAGTTCCTGATGTCGATGCTTCGACACCATTGTTTGCAAGTACACCAAGCATTGATGTTGTTTCTTGCAATGTAACACCAGCATTTCGTGCAACTGGAGCAACTGAACTCATTGCAACTTGAAACTTGTTTAGATCAAGTGCAGATGATGAAAACGACTTTGCCATTACATCAGTGACCATTGTCATTTCAGTTGCATCCAACCCAAATCCACGCAATGTTGCACCAGCTACTTCAGCCGATTGTGCTAAATCCTCACCAGTTGCAAGTGCAAGGTTTAATGTTGCACCAGTTATTTTTTGAATTTCATCAGCACTAAAACCAAGTTTTGAATAATTCAACATTAAATCACTGACTTGTGTTGCACTGAATCGTGTTGAAATTCCTAAATCTTTTGCAAGATTTGTCAAGTTTTGAAAATCTTTTCCAACCGCACCACTAATGGCCTGAACCTTTGCCATTGATTGTTCGAACGATGCAAACGTTTTAACCGCAAGACCACCCATGATTGCCAATGGTGCAGACAATGACATTGACATTGAACGCCCTATTGACTGCATTTTTTTACCTGAAGAACGCAGTTGTCTTGCTAAATTTTGACTTGATGTGCTAAATGCTTTTAAGTCAAATCCAGCTCTAATATTTATTGTCTTTTTTGCCATTTTAATTGAACCAGTTTGGTTTTAGTTTTTTAATTTGTTCAATTTCTGCTTTTGTGTATGGATTTGATTTTGTTCCTTTTTTACCGCTTTGCTCTTCCCACTCAAACTTCATCAAATCTTGTGGTCGTTTCATTGTTTTTTGTCCTTGTGATTTTAACGTTACATATGAAATCAATCTTGCAGTTTCCCACAATGATCTTGAATTTATATTTTCATTCAAACGATTTCCAACGTACGCATCCCACACATCCACCATTGAATAACTTTCCAAACACAAAGGAGTTTGTTTTAACGTACCCAACACAAACCCCCTTATGAAATTTTTCAATGGCAATTTTACTTTTTTGCTTCAACCTTTAAATTACCCAATGCACTTAAATCATTTTGCATTGCTTCAGTGAATACACTAATCAAACCCATGTCATCATCAATTGCATCGATAATAAAATCTTTTGTGACTTTTTCACCTGATGCTTTCATTCCAGCATAAGCAATTTCAACAATCATGTTCATTGTGACATTTTCGCCCATTTCTGAAATTGATGAACCTGTTTCTTTTTCATACATTAATAATGCTTTGAAACCGAATTTGAACTTGTACTCCTTGTTTTTAATTTTTATCATGCTACAAATATAAAAAAAGGGAATGAAGTTTCCCCCATCCCCCATTTATCACAATATAACAAAAATCAATTTCTTACACAGTTGCTTGTGTTATTGCACCAGTTCCTTCAAAAGATACTGAAAATGTGCTTGATTCCTCAAGCCCATCAGTTCTTTCAAGTGAAGTGATATAACAAGAACCACTATATTCTTTGTCACCAGCTACATCAGTTGTCCATGTTACAGTCACCAAAGTTCTTCCAGTGAATACAGTGTACAAATCCTCATATCCATAAGTTGCATCTTCAGCAAAAAACCCTTCAGCTGAACCGCTAAATGATTTTTGTCCTTCTAATGCTTCCTTCCATCCGTTTGAGTCTTTTGTTGATGCATCTCTTGTTGACATATCAAAAGTCAATGAGTTTGATGTTAAGTGTGCTATGGTTGTACCAGCCACTTGTATTTTTGCTAATGTTCCGTTTAATATTCCAGTTGAAGCCATTTCTTTATTTTCTTAAATTTTATACAATATTAATTATCAGATTTTTTCTTCTTTGTAACTTTTTTAACTTTTGGTTTTTCCTCATTGTCCATTGCCACTTCAACAATGTGTTCAATTTGTTCTTCAAAAGTAAAACCATCAAGTGCTTTTGCTACTTTTAAATTTATTAATTCTTTTCCTAATTTATTTGAAACACGCAATTGTGATCCTTCAGGTAATGTTTTCGTATGGATTGCATAATCCGTTGTTAATTCTATTCTCATAAATTTAATTTTTTTGCTTTTCTTTTTATATATTTTTCAAGTTTATCACTTGCTTGTGTGTATATTTTATCACTCGTTTCAGAATAAGTTTTCTGAATAAAATTCTTTTTTCCAGTTGGATTGGCTGAATGTGTTCCAACTCCGTATTCAATCCACCACGCATAAAAACCATCAAACTTTTTTGCACCTTTCCCATATCTTGGACCAACCAAAACATTTGGATATTTTTTTGATGGTGACGTTTTTACCGCAATAGAGTTTTTTAATTCTTGTGGATCAATAATAGTACCTCTGACATTGATTTTTTCAGTACGTTGATTTGGTGCATTTTGTTTCATCTTATCAACCACTGGATCCATTTGCCTTCTTAATATTTTAAGGATTTCACTCCTTTTCATCTTGTCATCCAAAGATTGAATTTCAAGTGCAACACCTTCAAAACCTTCAATTTTATAGTTTATCATAGTTTTTTGTTTGCACTAATCATCAGACCTTCACGACCAAGTTCTTGGATGTCAAGAATGTCATAGTATTTTGAATTGTAAACAATACGCATTGATTCATTAATTCCATCAAAGAACCGAATCTTGAATTTAACCTTGCTTGTTGATGTCACTTGGTCCGCTTCAACTTTTTCATTACCCAAACCACGTTGCACATTTGCAAATGTTGTGTGAAACGTTGACCAACTTGCAGTGTATTCACCAATTGAATTGGTTGAAAACGTTTGTGATTGAATCACTATTTTTCTATCTAAACGACCTATGTTCATATTTCAGTTCGTTGGCTAACCATTGACATTTGAAACTTTGTTCCACGAGATAGGTTGTGCATATTGCTTCCAACAATTGTGTTTTGTCTATTCTCAAAGAAATCTGACACAATCATTCGCAATGCTTGTGTGACCATTTTATCAGAATTCGCCAAAGTTGTTATTTCAATTTCAATTGGAAAATCACGATCGTATAAGTTTGGCAAATTGTCCTTCATCTCAACATAAGAATAAAGTCCATTTGTCCAAATGTATTTTGATGAATCCAATGCAGTTCTTGCATTGTCAGAATTATAATAGTAAATTGTAAATGCATCTATTGGGTTCACATCAATTCTAAAGTCATCCCATTCAGTCATGTACCCAGTCACACCACCTTTGATAAGTAAACCAGCTTCGTTCCATAACATCAAATGTGCAGATGCTATGTAATCATTTATTAAATCATCAAACGATGAATCTAAAATGTTTAAATGTCTTTTTGCCTCAACCAAAGTCAACCCCCAATTGTTTGATGGTGTATAGCTTGTTATTTTTTTGTTTCTTATCATTGATTTTAAAAAAAAAAGAGGATGGGCAAAACCCACCCTCTTCATATATTAACTAATTAAAACTACTATTATCCGAAAGTTCCAACACTGATTGCAGCATCTTGAACAAGTGCAGCATCCCAGTAAGAATTTAAGATTAATCTGTTTGTTCCACTAACCGCTTGTGTGTAAGGATCAACCAAGATTTCAACTCCACCAAACTGTGCAATTTGAACTTTTGAGAAGTCACCATAATAAACCGCTGGATTAGTTATGTCAGCAATTTGGTTTGAGAACATTGCCTTAACTCCCATAATCGCTTCATTGATGATTAATGGATTAACACCACTAACTTGTGCAGCAGTGTAAACATCACTGAATAAATCATTTGAGATTGCGAATCCTAAATTTCCACGATTGTGGTTGTTTGATTGTACTTCCTCAACAAGTGCCATCATCAAGTTTGTGATGTTTGCATTTGTAACCGCAGTTTTTCCTTGACCTAAATAGTTGTAAGAACCATTTGCAGAATCATCTGTAAATAATGCAAATTCAACTTTTGCACCAACCGCTTGAGCAATTGAGTTTCTCAATGCTGATTCAAGTGATTCGTTGCTTTGCATTGCAGCTTGTTTACTGAAATCGACATAAGATGCAAGTCTTTTAGGAGCAAGGTCTTTTTTGCTCATTGCAGAACCGCCATCAGCAGCTGCATCAGTTTCACCTTCCCATTGCGTTGTAACCGCACCCAAGATTGGAATACGTTGGTCAGTTGTTGAAGTTACACGAGTAACACCAAGATCATCAAGAATTGTGTTTGCATAAACTGCATCAACAAAACTTTGAGTTTCGATTCCTGAAGTTCCGTTTTCAGTGATAACCGCTCTGTTCAAAATCATTGATGGTATAACAACACCATTTGCACTTCGACCAATTGCAGTCATTTCTTTTTGACCTTCTTGAGCCATTTCTAATTCAACACCATCAAGTTTTCCACCAAATGCTGCTCTTACCGCTTTACCAAAAGAAAATTCTCTTACTATTTCTTTTTCCTCTTTAGTTTCTGCCACCACTGGACTTCCACCTAAATTTGCTGCTTTCATTCTTATTTCTTCTTCTTTTTCTACTTTTGGAAGTTCATCAACTAATTCTGTTAATCTCTCCATGTTTGTATCAAATGATACTTTTTCATCTTCAGAAAAATCTCTATTTTCTTCAGATACTAAATTTTCAAGAGCATCAAGGGAAGTTTTCACTTCACCGATTTCTTCTCTTATTACTTTACTATTTCTCATTTTCTAAATTTTATACTACAAAAATCAATTATTTGATTATAGGTACTTTGTAACAATTTTAACTTTGTTATAATTTCGCAAAGCTGATTTTGTTTCAAGTCCCATTTCTTGTTCAACAATTTCTTCTTCAACCTCAAGTGATTTTTTAAGTTCATCAACTTGGTCAGCACTTCGTTTGAAGGCATCACGATTTGAACCAGCACTTACAATTGACCACTCAACCAATTCTTGACGTGTGAAGTAAATCGTGTTTCGATCTTCATCTTCTTTGTTGCCATAACGATATTCGTGTGGAATTGCTCCAACACTGGCCATTTTTAAAATACCATCTTGCATCTTGTTAAATACTTTGTCGGCCAAAGGATTGTTTCCTTCACGTTCAAATGTTACCTCACCAATCAATGCTTCACCATCTCTGAAAACTCGTGATGTTCCAATAATAGTATCCGGATTAGAACCACTCACTTCGTGATTATACCCAACAATAGGATTGCGGTCATACGTTGACAAATCCCAACCATCAAGTTTGAATGATGTTCCATGTCTATCAATGGATTCTGTTGATATTACAAATTGTGCAGTGCGTTCTACTTCGTTAATATTTCGAACCTCTGCAAGTCTTTCAATTTTATTCATTACTTTTCTATTTTTATCAATTTCTTTTAATTTACTTTCTGACCATCTTAATCCAGCTTTGCCACCCCACAACAAAAACGATATAGTTCCACACGCTTCAGTGTTGTCAGGATCATAATAAACTTCAGCACGTGACAAATATGAAAACATCCTTTTGATAGTATCTTCAGTGATTGGTTCTTTATTTGCAAGTTGTTGACCTCTAACTTTTCCAACTTGTGTTGCACATTTGTTTCCAACCTTTTCATTTAACTCAATGCCACGTTTTGCATTGTTTGAAACCGCTTCAGGATAATCACTATAACTCGCCATCTTCCTTTTTATAATAATTGTCCATGTCCTGAATAGGTATTCTATTTATCTGAACATAACGTTCATCACCACCCTCAATTGGATTTCTATCCTCAAGTTCAAGTACATCGTTTATGCTATAAGCACCAATGTCAGTCATCAATCTATAATATTCACCTTTTGTCTTGACATCAGTACGAAGTAAACGATCAACATTGTGCTTAAAATAATGGTCAAGTTTTTCTGTATCTTTTAATAGTTTCCTTCTATATTCTTGCTCAATCTTTTCAATCCACGTTCCAATTGAATAAGTCACAAATTCAATTGACTGGTGTTCAATGTTTGAAAACGTTGAATTTTCCATCTCATTAATCATGTGTGATGGTATTCCAAGAATTGTTGCAATCTCATTCTTTTGGAATTTACGAGTTGAAATCCATTCAGCATCTGCTGGAGGAAGTCCAATACGATGATATTTTGAACCAGCATCAAGAATTGCAGTTCCACGTGTTCCATTTGGTCCATAGTTTGCAGCCCATTGTTGACTAATTGCATCTTTTGTTTCTGGTTTCAACACACCGGCGTATTCGATGAAGCCGTCGATCCTACTCCCTTTGTTAAAAAAATCTGCTCCATAATCTTGTGCTGCAATAGATAAACCAAGATTTTGTTTGTGTGCTTGTATTGCCGAAAGTCCAACAACTGGATCAACTCCAAACCCACGAAGATTTATCATGTCAGCATCTTTAACCAACAATGATTCAGTTTCATTGTATGCTTCCTTAACCTGAACCTTCCAATAAATCTCATCATCATATTTTATGGGTTCACATTGTTCACGTGTTACATTAACCAATGATGTTGGTGTTCCGAATTGATCACGCTCAATAATTGCCAAACCATTACCATGATTGATTGCTGATGTAATTAATATTTGTGTGAAGTCAAAAGAAATTGATTCATAGTTTGCTTCAGCATTCAACAAGTATTCAGTTGGATGTGCAACAATTTCACGCCTTCCGTTTTGTTTGCGAAAAACCTCAACTGGCAACATTGCCACTGATTCTGTAATTCTTCTTACACCAGCCCAATATGCTGACAAACCCATTGCGGATTCTTCAGTGACTGGTGTTCTTCCAACCATTCCACCAAAGTTTGCATTTAAGAAACCTTTTTTTGCGGATAGAACTGGATTGATTCTTTTGATTTCAAACCCAAATAAAT